TCACTACCAAGATAGGCTACAGAGACAAACAAGGAGCTGCTATAAATTTTACCTCTGCTGTGAGTCCAAGTGATAATGGAACTTGTTATTTTAGACAACCAGGTAAATACTTACGTCAACAAGTGGATGTGGTTGGAAACTTCGATCAAGCCTTTGGACTAGAACTAGATGTTGCCACAGAAGGAAAACGATGAGTACCCAAAAAGTACCTGCTTATTATCCTGATGTGGAAGAACATCGCAGATTATTAGCCAACTCCTTAAACAATGTTATTGAAGGAAAGATTAACTCGACAGGATCAATTACCTTAGAAGATAGTGTGACAACGACTGACTTAGAAGATGATCGTATTGGTATTGATAGTGTTATTTTATTGATGCCGACTACCAGTGATGCTGCTGCTGAAAATATCCATTTTTCTGCACAAGATAAGGGTGTAGTGACACTGAATCATACTTCTGATACTACTAGTAGAATCTTTAAATATGTCGTCATTGGATAGAGTTATTACTCAAGTACCTGTAGAAGATTTAGAATTTATTTGGTCGCAAGTCGTACCCCATTTAGAGAGAGCTTTAGATGGATCGTACTCAACTTATGATATACTTAACAATATACAAGATAATCGGATGCAACTATGGATTAGTTGGAATAATACCGATAAACTGGTTGAGGCCGCTTTTGTGACGGAAGTTTGTGACTATCCTCAAATGAGAACCATGAGATGGGTTCTTGCGGGGGGAAATAATTTAGAAGAATGGCTAAGTCCTCTAACAGAAAAAGTAGAGAACTGGGCTAAAAGAAACAAATGCCAACGATTAGAGATTGTTGGTCGGAAAGGATGGACAAAAGTTTTGAGAGATTATAATCCTCAAGCAGTATATTTTGTAAAGGAAATAAAATGAGTAAAGGATCAGCACCCACAACACAAGCAACAACATCAACTGTAGAACCTTCAGAGTTTGTCAAACCCTACTATGAAGAAGCTCTTAAAGGAGCACAACAGTTGTATCAATCAGATGTGCCTCAATACTTCCCAGAGGCTACCTATGTACCTTTTTCTGGTCAAACAGAAGCTGCAATGCAGTTACAAGAACAACGTGCCTTAGCGGGTAGTCCATTACTAGGTTCATCTCAACAAGAAATTCAAAACATCTTATCTGGTCAATATTTAGATCCTGCAACTAATCCTTATTTACAACAGGCTTATGAGAGAGCTGCGGGTGGTGTTAAATCTGATATAGCTTCTCAATTTGCAAAAGCTGGTCGTTATGGATCAGGTGCAATGACAGAAACACTAGGAAAAAGTTTAGGTGATATTGCCTCTCAAATCTATGGTGGTGCATATCAACAAGAACGTGCAAGACAATTACAAGCTGCACAATTAGCTCCTCAATTAGCACAACAAGATTATGCTGATATTTCAAGACTAGCTCAAGTTGGTCAATCAAGAGAAGGTTTACAAGAAGCTGCATTAGCGGATGCAATGCAACGATTCCAATTTGAACAACAAAAACCTTACACTAAACTTAGAGAATACCTAGCATCGATTGGTGCTCCTGCTGCACAACAAACAGTATCTGCACAACCTATTTACAGAAACTTAGGAGCTAACTTATTAGGGGGTGCTACTAGTGGTGCTTACTTAGGTAGTCTTGTACCGGGCATTGGCCCAATGGCAGGTGCTATTGGTGGAGGTCTATTAGGAGGATTATTTTAATGGAAAACCCATACAAATCACTAATTCAACCTATGTTACAAACAAAAGCATTAGATGTTTTTAATCAAATGCAACAACAACCTAAAGGTCTTTTAGGAGGAACACAAACACCTTTACAAGCGGGTTTGTTAGGTGCTGCACAAGCTCTTTCTCCTTATATGGGATATACCACTATGCCCACAAGTTTTGGTCAAGCTGCTACAGCTGCGTTAGGTGGTTTAGGTACTGGATTACAACAACAAAGAGAAAATCAATTAACTAAATCTTTAGCAGAATTATCAGCTTTAGGCAATATAGGAGATCTTTTTGGTGTTGGAAAAGTGGGGACAGACAGTAGAACAGCGACTATTAAAGATTATGAATATTACATGAGCTTAGACGATGAAGGTAAAAAACAGTTCATGCAACAAAAAAAATTAGATCCTGATTTAATGAGGGCAATCTCATCTGCTGAGACTGCTGGAACACAAGGTGTAGAAGGAATGCCTTTAAGTACATTCCAAATAGAATTTGATAAAAAAGCAGCCCCTATTTTAACTGAATTTTTTGTAGAACAGTTCCCATCTATTCAAGAAAACTTAGTTAAACTTAATTCTGCAATTAATACATTAAAAACTCAAGATGTATCTGGCCCTGTAACTGGTGCAATTCCTAAAGCATTACAAGTATTTATTAATCCAGAAGCTGTAAACATCCAAGACGATATATCTAGTCTTACTTATCAAACATTAAGAGATACTTTAGGCCCACAATTTACAGAGGCAGAAGGTAAAAGAATGGTAGAACAAGCATTTAATCCATTATTAGATGAAAAAGTTAATTTAAAAAGATTAGAAAGACAATCTGATAGAATCATAAAACTCGCAGAATCTAAAATTAACGCCTACAACTACGCTCAAGAAAACCAAACATTAAGAGGTTATGAAGGATTCGTAGGAGCTATTGGTAATAAAGAAGATTTAAAACAATCTTTCTTTGACGGGATATTTGATGAATCAGATTATGATGGTCTAAGTAAAGAACAAATTGTTTCTATATACAATGATCCTAGTACCTCCATTTATGAAAAACAATTTATTGAAAGTTTGGCAGAACAAGATTAATGGCAATACCTGGATTAAAATTATCTGATTTAAAAACAGAGACACAAGTAGATCAACCCACTCAAAAAACTACTTTTAGTTTATCTGATTTAAAACAAGGAGTTGAAACTAAAGAACCCTCTTATTTTCAAAGAGTAAAAGAAAGTTTTGTTCCTAGTGCTGTTCAATATGGAAAAGACATAGTTCAACCATTTTTAAATCCAGTTCAAACTGCTAAAGATTTAGCAACTTTAGGCAAAGGTATTTATCAATTAGCAACCCCCGGTGAACAACCCGAGGAAAAAGTTGCAAAAGCTGTAGGACAATATTTTGTAGATCGTTATGGTAGTTTAGAAGCTGTTAAAGAGTCTTTTGCAAAAGATCCAGTTGGTGTACTTGGAGATGCCTCTTTGGTTCTAACAGGTGGAACTGCTTTGGCAGCAAAAACAGCAGGAAAAACGAGTAAGTTAACCAAAGCTCTAGAAATAGCAGCTGATTATACTGATCCTATTGTGGGTGGTGTCAAAACCACTAGTAAAGTAGGAAGTGCTGTTGCTAGTGCAGTATCTCCTAAATTAAGTAAAATACCTTCTCAAGTTGCAAGTATGACTACAGGTGTAAGTCCTTTGGCTTACGAAACCGCTTATCAAGCTGGTAAAGCTGGTGGAGAACAACAAAAGGCATTTGTTGACGCGTTAAAAGGAATGACTGAACCAGATAAAGTAGTCACAGATACTATTAATGCCTTAAAAGAAGTTTCTAAAACAACAAAACAAACATACAAAATAGGAAAACAAGAATTAAAATTAGAAACAAAACCTATTGATTTTAAACCCATATCTGAGAGTGTTGTTGATTTTGAATTGGGTAGAACTTTTGAAGGTCAATTAGATTTATCTGATATTGGACAATCGAAATTAAAAAGAGTCAAAGAAATAATTGGAGAATGGGAAAAAAATCCAAAATTACATAACGCTAAAGGATTAGACCAACTAAAAAGAAGAATTGATAACGAATATCCTCCCGGAATTAAACCAGGGGATGATGCGGTTGTTGTTACTGAAATTAGAAACAAAATTAAAGATGCTATTATTAAACAAGTTCCTGAATATGCAGATGTAATGAAAATATATGAAGAAGCGATTAATCTTGAAAGACAAATGATGAAAGAATTAAGTGTTAATAATAAAAGCAACGCTGGAACAATATTAAGAAAATTAAAATCACTAATGAAACAAAATGGTGATGTTAATTTTGGTAATCGTTTAAACATTATTAAGAACTTGGAAGAAGTTGAAGGGGTAACTATTTTACCTCAACTATCTGGTTTTGCTCTACAACAATATCTTCCTAGTGGTTTACAAAAAGGTTTAAGTGGAACTGTTGCTTTAGGAGCTGGTATAACTGGTAATTTACCCACTTACGCAATGACACTACCTTTTCAATCACCAAGAATAATGGGTAGTGGTTTTAATATAGCTGGTCAAATGGCAAAAAAAATGGGAGATATTGGAGAATCTAGTGTGTTGCAAAAATATGGGCCTATGATTTTAAGAACACCTACTAGAGTTTCTAGACCAATGGGTTTACTACAAACCCAAGTTCAAGAAGAACAAAATAGACAAGGATTATTAGGAGGACAATAAAAAAAAATGGCTGGAATTAATGATTATTCAAATACAGCAGAAAGTAATACCACTATTAATGGTATTGACATTGCAGAAGGATGTAGCCCTGCGGGTATAAACAATGCTATCCGTCAGTTGATGGCAGACATTGCTGATATGGATGATGGTGTCGTACCTTTACAGACTCCTGATATCAATGGTGGAACAATCGATGGTGCTGTTATAGGTGGAACAACCCCAGCCGCTGCTACCTTTACATCTATCACAACCACAGGTGATATTAACTTTGGTGATAATGACAAAGCACAGTTTGGAGCATCTCAAGATTTACAGGTTTTCCATGACGGAAGTAACTCTTACATTATTGATAATGGCACAGGAAACTTAATTATTAGAGGTGTTAATTTAGATTTTCAATCAACTTCAGGTGAAGATTACATTAACTGTACTAATAATGGTGGAGTAACTCTTAGATATGATACCGCAGGAAAATTATCAACCACATCAGGCGGTGTCACTGTTACAGGAACAGTAACTGCTGACGGATTATCTTTAGGGGATAATGAAAAAGCACAGTTTGGTGCATCTAATGACCTACAGATTTATCACAATGGTTCTAATTCATATATTGCTGATGAAGGTACAGGTAATTTACTTATTAGAGCTAATAATTTAGAAATTCAAAATATAGCTGGTGAGAACTATATCACTGCTACAAGCAATGCAGCAGTAAATATATACTACGACAACTCCAAAAAGTTTGAAACCACATCAGCGGGTGTCACGGTCACTGGTACGTTGACCGAGACTTCTAGTATCGAGTACAAAGAAAATGTAAAACCCCTCGAGTTCAATGAAGCGATCTACAATGTCAATGCCGTGAAGTATGACAGAAAAGATGGTTCTTCGAAAGATGAAGTGGGTGTGATCGCAGAAGAATTATATGAAGTATTACCTGATCTTGTGGAAACAAAAGAAGGAAAACCCAACTCAGTCAAATATACTAAGTTAACAATGTATCTTTTAGAGGCATTGAAAAAACAAAATAAAGAGATTAAAATGTTAAAGGAGAAACTTAACTAATGGCAAATTTAACATCAACAACGATCACAGGTGATCTAACAGTAACAGGTACGACAACAGGGGTTGGCGGTTTTGCATCAGGAACAAAAATGGTTTTCTATCAAGCGTCTGCTCCGACAGGATGGACACAAGATACAGCTGCCGCTTTATCTCAAACTGTAATGGCTATTACAACTGGAACTGGTGGGGGAACAGGTGGTTCGACTGCTTACTTTTCATCGTTCTTAGCAACTACTAATAAATCAGGAACGGACACTGCTCCTGTTTCAGGTTCTGTTAGTGGTACAGTTGGTGGACATACTCTTTCTACACCACAACTATCATCTCATTCTCATAATGTAACAGTCAGACCAGGCCCTCCAGGTCAACCTGTAGAAGGTGCTTTATGTTGGGATTTTGCAACATCCCTTAGATATCCTAGCAGAGGTGGTCTTGTACTCAATACAGGTGGTGGTGGTTCTCATTCTCACCCATTTAGTGGTAGTTTAGCAAGTGCTACAGCAGACGTTTCTGTTACAGTTCCCGCTGCAAACGTGAAGTACGCAAATGTTATTGTTGCCTCAAAAGATTAATGCCCATATTTGATCCAGACGGAAAATGTCCGTTACTTCAAAAAAAGTGCATCAAACATCAATGTGTTTGGTATAATATGCTTCAAGGAAAACACCCCCAAACAGGATTAGATGTTCAAGAATGGGGATGTTCTATTGCTTGGCTTCCTTTACTATTAGTAGAAAATTCTGCGAAAATGACAGGTGTTCAAGCAGCAACAGAATCGTTTAGAAATGAAATGGTTAAAGGACAAAATGTTATGAATAATATTCTAGCTGCAAATCCTCAAACAAGAAAAGAGATGAAAACAATTAGTAGTTTATTTGGGAAAATAGGGGATCATCAAAAAGCTATTCAAAACAATGATCCCAATTTAGAAGATGAAACTATTAGACAATTAAGCAATAATAAGGTAAAAACAAAGAAAGGAAAAAAAGATGGCAACGACAGTAAATAATACCACAGTCAATTCAAGAATAACAATTATCTTTGATGCTGATGGAGAATTGAATGGTGATGGCCCAGCCAAAGGTACAGGCAATACTCAGTCTGATGTTTACCTAGACAGTGTAGCTTATTTAAATATTCGATCTCACACTGAGATTGATGCTAATATTCATGCGTTACAGTGGAACGCTACAACCAATACTGGCGAGTTAGAGTATGTTGATGATAGAGAGAATGAATCTCTAACTTCTTTTCCTCAGTGGGCAGTTAATGTTGTTATAAGAGCCGAAGCTGAAGAAATTTGGCAGAATACTTATAAGTCAAATGTTAGTGAACAATTCACTGCATGGCAGACAGCTAACCCAGATGCGAATACAAGCGATTTTGAAGCAAATACAACTCAATCTGCAAGTGTTGCGGATATAGAAAGAAATAATTATCTTTCTGCACACAACATTACTTATTAAGTTTTTTTGTGTATAAATAAAGAATGAAAGAATATATTTTAGAAGTCAAAAAAATAATACCTCAAACTTTTTGCAAAAAAATTATTTCTTATTTTGATAATAACTATCAAGACGCAGGAACTGTTGGAGATGGCGTTAATAGAAGTATTATAAATAAAAATGTTAGAAATTGTTTAACAAGAAGTATTTTAGATACTAAAACATTTGGTGAAGTTCTTTATTCTAATGCGATAAAAGAAAAAATATTTGATTGTGTCTCTTATTATCAAAAAAAATTTAATCATGTACATATTACTAAAATATCTCAATTAGACATTCTTAGATATGATTTTAATGAACATAAAGCTGGATACAAATTCCATGAAGATTTTGGATTAACTACTAGTGAAAGACACCTTTCTATTTCTATTTGTTTAAATAATGAATATACAGGAGGAGAATTTGTATTCAAATTGGATAATGGAAGTGAACTTACAATTCCTCAGAATGTAGGCGATGCTGTCATTTTTCCTTCTAATTTTATGTTTCCTCATCAAGTAAACAAAGTTACTGAGGGAACACGATATGCTTTAATAGGGTGGGTGATTTAATGCAACCAATTTTTATAAAAGAATTTTTACCAAAACAAATTTTAAATTTAGCTTATTCATATTCAATTATTAAATTTTCTAATCAAAGAAAATTTATCACTGAT